CTCTTTGTACCTCCACCTTGTTATATATTTTATCACATTTCCCTCTGCAAAGTTCATCTGATTATCATGTATATAATCAAAAGGTTCTATATCAAAGTGATAGTGCACAGGGTCAGTAGCTTTCATTTGCTTTGCATATGATTCTGCAAAACTATATTTTTTATTAGCTGGGTAAGCCCTGTTGTTAGAGTCTTGATTTGCTTGTGGTTGTGCCATTCTTTCCTCCACATTCCATTGTTTCATTTGTTTATATTCT